AACGTCATCTTTTGACTTAGGCTTTTTATAGGACATGCGCTCACTCTTGTATTCGTACTCAGTCTTTTTAGCCAAGCCTTTTTTATCCTTTTTAGGGATGCCAAACTTCTTCTTGTCTGGTCCGTCTGGAGAGGCAATTGCAGTCTTCATAAGCTCAGTATCTCCCTATCTTCTTTAATTGTCTTAGTAATCCATGCCCGGTCTTGATTTTGGGCGTTTTAATATTCTAGGGCGGATGACCTTCTTAGTCCTAGCCACATACTTCGGGGTGTTTCTTCGTCGAGCAATGCCCTGCTCACTGCCAGGACTTAGGGTGTAGGACTGGCCTGCCGTCCACTTACCAGAAGAGCGCTTGCTCCAGGTCTCAGCTGACCTTACTTCTCTAACTGAAGTTGTAGATGGGGCTACTTTAGAAACTCTAGGTTTAGGGGCGCCCGAAGCTGTAGTGGTTGCTTTAGGTGTAGACCGACGTGGGGGTTTTCCCCCGGTGTTTGCTTTAGCGGCCACTGCTCATCGCCTTTTTCATATGCTTACCGTAAAGACCATTGCGGCAGCTTGGACACATCTTCCCATCTGTATACATAGCCTCAACTGGGTTCATAAATAGACCGCATTTAGGGCACTCAACACTACCGTCATAGATAGTTTCAGTGAAGATAATTTCTTTTACCATACTGACTCCGAAACGTTTCGTCCGGTACCTTGGTACGATCCAACAGATTGGCTAAAGTCAGTGCGAGTTGGCTGGAACTCTGAATCTACATTCATAACATCCATAATGCCAAGCTCACGTGTTCTGTACCCGAAACGTGGTGGGAACAGCTCTACTTGAGGTAGTGGTGGACGAACTAAATCTTGAATCATCATTGAAGGAAGAGTAACTGAGCGTACAGCTCTAGTTAGTAGAGCTTCTTGTACGCTTGCAAAAGGCCCCATGTAGTCATACCGGATCTTAGGTCCGTTATCTACTATAGGGCGTCCTTTAGTATGATCATAAATACTGTCTTGTTGTGGCATTAGACCTTACCCCTACGTTCTTTAAGGCCTGCTGGAAGATTATCCATTTGATACTGCGTTAAATTCCCACTGTTGAGGCCTTCCGCGGCGCAGTCATCGCACGCAAGCATAGAGGTGTGTCGATCTAAGGGCACTCTATGTATAGGCATAGTATTTTTTCCGTAACGGTCTTCTTGCATACCGCAGGTATCGCACTCTTTAGACATTATTTCCACCTTGGTTGTAGATGTACGAACCGCTGTGCAACTCTAGGATTAAATTCTGCTGGAACGTTTGCAGAAATGTTTGCCTTACCATCATTAACTAAATGAGGTGCTGGAGCTAGCTCTTGCTTAGGGGCGTTTCTACGAACATTCATAGTGATGACGCCTTCGTCTTCTATAAGCTGAGCGCCTATTTTAATTCTACGGTCAGGCTTTAAGTTTTCTGGCCACATGTACTCGCCTGGATCAATGCGTTCACCTTTGTGCACGCCTCGTTGATATCCACGCTGAGTCTGTCTTCCCTTTAAAGAATCTAGAACAGTGTCTGTTCCGTTGCCCTTATCATCTCTACGAGAACGAATAGTTCCTAAGTAACCATCTGGGTACTCTGCGGAAGGAGTTCGGCCTACACCAAGACGCAAGAAATCCATAGAGCTGCGAGGTACGATAGGCGTTCCTCCACCACCTGTGGTGGTGTAGGCGCCTATGTACCCGCTAGCTCCTAGGTACTGCCAATTTTGATGTGATGAAGGCATAGAAGAAGTTTACGGCTTCTTTTTAGTTGTGGCTTTCTTAGCTACCTTCTTCTTTGAGCCATCGATGATCTGATTGAGCATCTTGTTGACTTCAGGGAAGGCTAATTTGGCTACAAGGCCGAATGCTGGGTCTTTCTTGTTCAAAGCGCGAAGTGCTACTGGAAGTACGGCTGCCAATCCTGCGGCTACTAGTGCCTTTGGGTCAGTATTGCCAGTTGCCCAGAGTGCGGTCGCTGCTGCTAAAAATGAACGGCCGTACGAGGCGAGCATTGCGGTAAGTTTTGGATCTAGTTTCATTATTGCTCCTTATTATTTCTTTTCTGAAAGAAGGACGTATAGGTCGTCAATTCTTGATTCTAATCTGTTAACAGAATCTTTTAAACTGCTTCCACTGTTTGGCTTAAGTTCAGATAGATAATGTTTAACCATCCAACGAACCATTATGGCGAACGCACCTACCAATGTAGTGATTGATACGGCAAGTGCTGCCCAGTCTTGTAGTGACATTGATACTCCCAAGAAATGACGATGTAGGGGAAACTATGATACACAAAGTACACCGTGTCATGTTAAAGTATGATCATAGATTTAAGGAGAGAATAATAAACCCACTGCGCATATTCGCAGCACTAATTCTCGCACTATTCCTGCTTATATTGGGACAAAATTCAGCACAAGCCGAAGAACCAACCACTGACGTGGTTGTAGTTAGTCCTGCTTCCACAGAGTCTTCGAACGAAGTGACTCCAGCTCCATCTCCAAGTCCTGAACCCTCTTCTGCAACTTCGGACCCTCAAACCTCCAGTACGAGTTCTGGTGCTGAGGTAACTCCTGCCCCATCGTCTTCCCCTGAGCCAACTCCTCAGACAACTTCTGAACCTTCGCCTTCTCCGGATAGTACGACTGTATCGAACCCACAGCCCACCCCATCAGAAACGGTAACAACAGTAGTAGTTCCAACAGTAACCTCCGTAACAGAGAAAATTGAGACAGCAACTGTAACATTAACTACAGCTATCAACGCCGCAAGTCCAGAACAACAATCTGCGGCTGCAACTCCGGTTGTAGAGGCTCAGACAGCTATAATCGCTGCAGAGTCTGCAACTGCTTTAGCGGTAGTAGCAGTTCAGGCTGTTGACTCTCAGACAGCTGTCGTAGCTACAGCAACTACGAACTTAAATAGTGCCCAAACTGCTTTAGAAACCCTGACTAATGCGACAGCTAATACAAAGGTCTACACAACTGAAGGCTATGTAGCACCCGTTGCTCCAGAAACCCCAACAGTTACTACAACAACTCTTCCACCTATGTATGATGGTGCAACTAAAATCCAAACACCATTTGATATTAAAATGGGAAATACGTTATATGAGGGCCAGGGAACAGCTAGCCAGATTTATGTAACCTCAAAAGCAACTATTACCTTTGGTACAGGAGACGTTAACTGGTGGGATTTCCCAACTGGCCCAAGCATCTCTGTATTCGGTAGTGACTTCCAAAGCGCTGGACCTAACGCTGGAATTACAGTAACAACTACAGAAACAACCCTTGCTGTTGATTGGGATCTACACAGATTTGCTGAGCCGAATAGCCCTATTACCAATGTTAATTGGACTATGACTGTTAATCCTGCAACGGGTGAGTGGACAGGTATTGGAACTGTCGGAGGCAACACGACACAACTTCACAATGGTCCACGCATAGGTGTTCGTGAGGCTGCGGGACAACCGGTAAAGCCTATGACCGAAGTAAGTACTGAAACTATTGCTGCTGCTCAAGAAGTAGTAGTAGATAAAACAGAGGTTAAAGCCGTTGAGATTGCTACATTAACTTCTCTTACTGAAACTGCTACGGCTACCGTAGCTACTGCGGATCAGTTGGCAACTGTTGCTGTTCAGAAGGTTGAGGTTGCTGTAACTGCGCTTTCAGCACCTGTAGCTTTGCCAGAGACTCCACAGCCACCTGTGTCGCCAGTCGAACCGACTCCTGCACCTGCTCCCGATCCAGCTCCTCCTGCTCCAGAATCTTCTCAATCAGGAGATCCTCAGACCCCTCCTCCATCCACGAATCCACCATCTGGCGAGCCCGCTCCAACTCCAACTCCCACACCTGATTCCACTGTTCCTGATCCATCTACAACTCCACCAATCGTCCCTGAGATAACCAATCCAAATCCTGAGCCTGAGGCTCCAGCCCCTGTAGAACCTCAGCCGCCAACCCCAGAAGTTGAGCCTGAACCTGTGCCTGAGCCAGAACAACCTCCTGTTGAGCCTGAAGAGCCTTCACCAAACCCTGAAGATCCACCTACTGAGCCTTCCACAGAAGAGCCAGAGCAACCCATAGAGCCCCAACCAGAACCGGTAGAGCCCGAAGCGCCACCCGTAGAACCCGAGGCGCCTGTTGAGGAAGTTGATACACCCGAGGAATCAACACCAGAACCAGAGTCACCAGAGCCAGAGCCAGAAAATCCGTCCACAGAACCATTAGAACCTCCTATTGAAGAATCAGAGCCTATCACAGAAACTGAAGAGGTTACGTCTGCCGTAGAGGATGTCCTATCTGATGGCAAGCTTACCGCTGCAGATTCTGAAGCCGTTATGGATGCTCTTAATGCAGATGGTGAAGTCACCGCTGAAGAAGTAACCGCTCTAGTTGACGCCCTTAAAGAGGACGGTAAGTTGAGCGAGGCTGAGAAGGACCTAGTTGCTACAGCTCTTATTGAATCAGTAGCCTCAGGTGACACCCTTACTAAAGAACAGATTCAAGATGCGGGCATTGCCTATCAAGACCTCCCACCAGAGACTCCGGTCGAGGTTAGGCAGGATGAAAACGGCAATGAAGTTATAATTACAGCAGACGTTGCTGCAGCCCTTGTATTACTAGAGAACCCTGCGGAATTAATTGGTGAATTATTTAGTGACCCTGGTCAAGCCCTACAAGCACTTGGAAGTATAGGTGCTGATATGTCCCCCGAAGAACGTGAAGAAGCAACCGAAATGGTAGTAGCTGCCGTTGTAGCTGCAGGCGCTGCGATAAACGCAGTTGGTGCAGCAACAGGATCTACTGGTGGAAGCACTGGTGGTTCAAGCGGTGGAGGTAGTTCTGGTGGAGGAGCTCCATCAGGAGATAGTAAAGGCGTTAGGAGACGTAAGCCATGAGAGTAATTAAAGACATGATTGACCAGCTATGGACATTGCTTGGCATGTTCATTGCTTGGGTAGTACTTGATGGATCTGCAAAGACCATTGTGGGGTACGCAATTATTGGAACATTATTTGCATGGGCGGTTACTTATCCACTACGTAACCCAAAGGATGATGAATGAAAAGGATTACCTGCGGACTAGCCGCACTACTGTTGACACTGTCATTAACCAGCTGTGGTTATAGCGGTTTCTTCAGATATCCGTGCCAAGATCCAAAAAACTGGGAATTAGAAGAGTGTAAACCACCTATTTGCACTGCAACACAGACTTGTCCAGTAGACTTAGTTAAGACCCCGCAACCAGAAGGAACACCAAATGAGTAAAGAAAAACTAACACCACAAGACCTAGACGCTAGATTAAAGTTCATTCTAGGCATTACATTAGGAGCAATCCTTTTGTGCACATCACTGGGCATCCTTTATGGGCTTTTATTTGTAACGCAGCCTATTGGAGCGCAGTCAGAAAATGACAAGATGTTTTTCAATGTTCTAGGAAGCATTGCTACTTTTATTACAGGAACTCTTGCGGGTATCCTTATTGGCTCTTCTGGAGCAAAAGATATTATGTCCGCTCAGCTACAGAACAAAGAGATGGACGCAAAGAACACACAGGCGGATAAGAAACTTGAAGCAGAGATCGATGCCACAGCTGCTCGTTTAGCAGCAAAGCCAGACGGTGCTATGCCAGAACCACAGCCAGTTGACACAGATTGGGATAAAGAATAATGGCAGACCAAGGAACAGCAGCACGCCTTATTGAGGTCGCTACCGCAGAATTAGGTACTATCGAAGGTCCTAAGGACAATGAGACAAAGTACGGTGCCTACACAAAGGCTAACTTCCAACCATGGTGCGGTTCATTTGTAAACTGGTGTGGTAACGAGGCTGGCGTAAAAATCCCTAATACTGTTTTCACTCCAGGTGGCGCACAGGCATTTAAGAAAGCAGGCGCTTGGATTGACGGAGATCTTGCAGATCCAGAGCCAGGAGATATCGCCTATTTTGATTTCCCCTCAGACGGTGTCGACCGGATCAGTCACGTCGGAATTGTTATCAAGGACAACGAAGATGGAACTGTTTGGTGTATCGAAGGAAACACTAGTCCAGATAAAAAGGGAAGCCAACGAAATGGCGGACAGGTTTCAAAGAAGCTTCGTGCTTTTAAGAAAAACAAAGCTGGGGAACAGATTTCTATTGTAGGTTTTGGTCGCCCTAAGTTCAAAGCAGGAGGAGCAGCTAAGTCTTCTCCTAAAGAAGATAAGTGTCCTACCTGCGGTAAATAAGAAACCCCCGGCTAATAACCGGGGGTTTTTTATTAGCGGTCGTTTCTACCGCCTAGAACAACTAATTCTCTCCGAGGATCCATACCCTCACCAACTACCAAAGAAATAATTCCTGGTGCGCTTTCAAGCCCAGACTTATCTCTAAACCAAGCTGATCCGTTATCCATTGCTGGATTCTGAATAAACAATCTTGGCCCAACGTTCTGCGAACGATAGTGGTGATAGTGACCAACATTAAGGATGTCTGCCTGAGCTACAGAGCATCGACCCATAGCTTGTCCAGCCCACCACTTAACCATGTCACGGGCTTGGTGTCCGTGAGCCATACCGTACATAACTCCACTTAAGTTAACTGTAAGAGTACTGTCGTCTGCTGCTGGATATCTAAACTCAACGCGATCTCGCAAGAAATCATTCTCTTTACAGATATCTTCTACCTGTGCAACAACCTCAATCTGCCAAGAATCTTCTGGACGACCTACAAGGAAACGCTGCACCTCATCGTGGTTTCCTGGAACCACAGGAACAATTATCTTTTCTGCTAGGGGTGCAAAAGCTTTAATCTGTGCAAGCAACATACGACGACCTACGCGTACTTGCTCTGAGACACCAATGTCGTGGCGCCCCATAACCTTACCTTTTTGACTTGTCATACCTTCAATGCAGTCACCAAGTTGTGGGAGAGCAATCTGCCCTATGTTGTACTTTTTTGAAAGATACTTGTGGTGTTCTACGGCTTCATCTAAAGATCGCAGTACTCGATCAATAATTGCAGGAGTGTCATCCTTACCGTATTGAGTATCACCGATGCTGTATACAGCAGTTAAGTCACCCGAAGTTTCTACAGTTTTTCCAGGCTTCCACTTAGTAATGCTTGTTAGCAACTCTGTAAGGTCGTAATCTTTTTCTGTAGAACCATTTACAGGCACTACGTTAATTCTAAATGACTCTAGCCAATCACCATCATACTTTTGCCAACGTGAACGCCTATGTGATACGACAGCCCACTCTGCAGGATCTAGATTAGCTTCTCTAAGAATCTCTTCTGCTCCTGGAGTGTTTCCATCAGGACGTGGGGTAGAGACAACAAAGCCGCCATCAGTTCCGATCTCGGAACGAGGACGCCATGCCTCTGGAATACTTTTTGCTAACTTATCAGAACCTTGATGGCCTGCTTGAATTATTGCGTCATAATCATCTGCTAAAGACATACACAATCTCCTCTTCGGTGGTCACGGACTGCAGTCTTGCCAAAAGTTCCACCGGCACGACGGAGTAGTAAAAATAAATCTTTTGTGCTTAGCTCATCATCTTCCATAGCAACCTCAAGAACTTTTTTATCTTCTTCAGGAAGTACGTCGGCCCATTGCCCTACGATACAAAGCTTTAAATTACCTGTTGACTTTACTTCTGCGTACAAATCTTGCAACGACATATGCGCCTCCTATTGCTCCAATTATAGCACTAGGCCCTGAGGAAACCCCAAGGCCTAGTAACTAGCGTACACTAAATTAGTAAGAAGTGCCAGCACCAGAATCAAAGTTGGTACGGTCGCGCTTCATAGCGGTCTTGATAATACGTCCGTTTGCCTGAGTCATTCCGGCAGCAGGGTCTGTGAGCTTTGTGTAACGAGCCTTGATTGAGTATGCAGCTCCGTTGCGATCTTGCGCAGGAGATGGTGCAGGTACATTTGCACGAGGAGCGCCCTTTTGACTTGTTGGGTCTCCAGCTGCTGTGTTCTTCTTTGGTACAAGTGTGCCGGCCTTTGGTGATGAAGAAGGAGATGAAAACGTAATTCCATCTTTCATCATAGGCTTGCGACCTTGCTTTGCCATACCTGCAAGCGCCTCGTCAGGGCTTGGGATTGAGCTTTTTGCCATGGTGTTCCTAACTGTTAAGAGATCTCTTAGAATAAAGAATATATCAATTTACATTGATAGTAAAGACTATTGCTGAAATTTGTCCGTCGCGGGAGTCCACAGTAGTAAATCCTGGTCGGCAGCTTAGGTCAAGACCTCTAGGGGCAACATAGCCTCTAGCAATAGCAATCGCTTTAACAGCCTGGTTTACTGCGGATGCGCCCACGGCACGTAGTTTAACTTGAGGGCGTTCATATAGAGCATGAGCAATAGCAGAGCCTACGGATTGTGCATTGGAACCAGCACTTACACGCAGGAACTGCTCTTCTGTTGTATCTTTTTCAATCACGAGTTTGTAGTCCTTTGGATTCGATTAGTAATCGCCCACCCAAGGAACAAGGTACGTTATTTAGGGGTTCGCGTCAGCGTATCCAGCGTCTTTTAGAAGCTGCACGAAATCCTCAAGCCTAAGTATTACCGGCCACTCCCCAATGCTAGCCTCACCTTGGCCGTTAAGGCGAAGAACGGCTACAGGTAGATCTTTCCCGTTATGGCGCTCTTTTAGCTGTTTTATAGCTGCTGAGGGGTTGAACCCTGTACGAGCCTTTACTTCCCAATCAATGCCTATAGTTCCTGTGACATCGGTGCCTGATCGACCCGCCCCGGTAGATTCAGCGTAGGGCCATCCATTCTCAGCTAGATAGTTGGCCACAATTTTTTGAGATTTATATCCCCTATGTTTTCTACTCTGTGAAGGCATTTTGCATCCTAGTTCTAATGAGTAGTTCTAAATCCTGAATTGACCCGCTGTTTACAAAAATTTGGTCTACTTTGTAACCGTCTAATTGAGTCTCTGAGACGTGAGAGTTAACTGCTTCAACTCCCGGGCGCCTTACACGCCAAAGTTGACCGCCCATAAGTTTAATCATCATGGCTTCGTTTTCAAATCTAACGTCGGTAACTACAACTCTCTCGTCTTTACCAACATGTTTAAGCGCAGTAGTAACCCAAATATTTTCGTCAATAAGTTCTCGTGCGGAGATCCCTAGATCTTGTAACAACCTACGTACCTGAGGTTCTTGCTTTGCCTTATCCCAACCAACTAAGTTAACAAGATCCCGTAGGTACCCCGTAGGGCTGCAAGCAACCATTGGATTAATGCCGTAAAGAAAATCTCTAATCTTGTCTGCAAAAGCTACTCTACTGTAGCCGTACTTCTCTACAAGAATAGAGGCTAAGGTGTCCTTTCCAGACTGTGCGTAACCTGTAAGGCCAATAACGTTGTATGAAGTCTTAATGCCCACCTCTTCGTCGGTGAACAAAGCCATCTGCTCCCATTCTGGCTTCATGGCGTTGTCCATGAACTTCTAACAGTTGCTTTATTGATATTAACTCTGCGAGTAATCTCCCGATTAATCAGAGAAATGTCTTTAGAAAGGCGCTCAGAGATAATGTGGATAAGTCCACGATAGTTAGACAACTCCTGTAAAGCGTCC